TTCTGGATTTCCATCCAGCCGGCCGCGCCGCTTTCCGTTCGCAGGCTGTATTCCTGGAACGGCGACATGAGGATGACGTAATGCCGCTCGCCGTTGATATCGACCGGCAGCATGTTCGCCGTCTTGGGGTTGAGGGCGCGCATCATGCGGGCGCGAACCGTGGCGCGCTCGACGAGCTCACGGCTGAAGCCGTCGTCCGTGCTGATGGTGGCCTTCGAGGTCGCGTCGCCGCCGAACAGGATATGCTCGCTGTCGGGCGCCTGGATGGTGTTGCCGGCGTGGCCCGTCCAGTCCGCGTCTTCGATGAAGTCCTCGTTGATGCCGCGAGCACCCGACAGGTAGATGAAGTTCATCTCGTCGATATACTGCGACCAATAGTCGGACAGGCGATCCTTCGCGACGTTGCGGAGGTTATGCGCGGTGCGCTTGCGCGTCATGCGACCGCCGGCCGAGACCGCGTGACGGGTCTGGTCGATCGCCACTTCGTCCGTATAGAACTTGAGGTTCTCTTCCTTGCCCTTGACGCGATTGTCGCCCTGCGTCGGCTTGCCGCGCAGCTGGACGGAAAGGTCATAGCTGATGCGGTCGCCCGCATCGCTGTCCAGCTCCGTCTTGCGCTGGATGATGTTATTTTCGCCTTCGCCGACGAATTTGCGCTGGAAGTAGCTCTTCTTCGCCGTGTCGATGAAGAGCTTACCCGACCACTTCTTCTGCGCCTTTGCGTCGCCGAAGGGGATGACAGTCTGTCCCATTTCGTGCCCTCGTGGATTGATATCCGCAAAGAGCACTCATGCGCTTATGCCGACGCGGATTTTGCCCTATCCGCGTGGCACTTGCAACAGCTTCCTAAATTTGGGGCTGTTCCGGGATACCGGGGATGTTCTGCATCTTCCGGATTCGCGTCTTTGGGTCGGCGTGGAAGGCAATCCGGGCGAGCTGCCCGGACTTCTTCTCCAGCGTAATGACGACACCGTCTCCTATCGAGACGCTCTCGCCAACGCGAACATCGAGCTTCAACATGGTCCCCGCTTCCTTCTGGTAGAGCGGCGCCTCAGGCGCGGCTCAGATAGTCCTGCTGTTCGGCTTCCGGCAGCTTTGCGAGGGCATCCTCATATTCGATGGTCATGCCCTTCTCGAGCAGGCTATCGAGATAGGAATATTTGCCATCGTCCCCGACCTCGATGTCGGCGGCCGGCAGATTGTGAAGCGTCGGCGGCAGCGCAGGCTTGGCCTTGGGCTTCGGTTTGCCCGGCTTGTCGCCATCCTTGCCGGTGTCGGCCTTGGGAGCAGGCTCTGCCTTGGCGGCCGGCTTGATGCCCATCTCATCCTGCCAGATGGCATGCGCCTTCTTGAGCTGCTGGCGATTGGAGAGCGACGCGTTCTCCGGATCGCCGTTGACGCGGCGCACGACACTGTCGAACGACGCGAGGCGCGACTGGTTGGCGTTGACCTCCGGGTTCTTGGCGAGGAACTTGCGCACGTCGCCGTACCAGGCTTCCTCGACGGCCTTGTCCTGCTCGGCCTGGCGCGTGAGCTTGCCGGAGAGGTCTGCCTTTTCGTCGTTCAGCTTGTCGAGCTGGGCCGCGAACTCCTTCCCCGTGATCTCGCCATCGTCAAGCTGCTTTTCGAGCGCGGCGCGCTTGGTGCCGAGATCCGCGATCTTGCTGTTGATGTCGGCGGCGTCGACACGCTCGGCGCTCGGACGAGGCGAGGGCGTATCATCATCGTCGTCATCGTCATCACCGTCGTCGCGGCCTTCGTCACCCGCGCCGGCGCTGGCATCGTCACCAGCACCGCCAGCGTCCGCGCCCTGGTCGCCTTCGCCAGCGTTGCCGGCATCATCGCCTTCCTCGCCTTCGCCCTCATCACCGGCGTCGTCACCATCATCGCCGGCATCGTCGCCGTCGTCCTGGCCCTCATCGCCTTCGTCGCCCTCGTCGTCATCTTCGAGACCAGCACGCTCTTCGTCGGTGAGCAGGTTCAGCTCTTTGTCGTTCAGCTTATCGGGATCCATTGGTCTGTCCTCCGGGCTATGCGCCGACCATCGGCGCGGGTGGTTGATCCATGCCGGGTTCACCGGCTGCTTGTGTCTGCTGCTGCGCGAGCTGTTCCTCCTGCGCTGCCTGGAGCGCGGCGGCCTGATCGGCTTCGGCCTCGCCCTGCATCACGCCCTGGATGCGCGCGTCTTCCTCCTGCTCGGAGCGGGACTGGTAGCCGGCCTCGTGGAGAAGCTCGTCGGCGACCGGCACGGCGACCGGCGCGGACATCATCTGAAGCGCGGTTTCGAGCGCGGCCTTGACCGCGGCGAGATTGCCCTCGGCGATCGCGGTCTGTGCCTTCTGAGCTTCGAGTGCGAGCTTCTGCGCCTGCGCCGCCTTCTGCTGTGCGCCGGCCTGCTTGTCGGCGATCGTCGCATCGGTGAGCGCGTCCTGCCGCTGTTGCGCGGCCTGCTGCGCCTGATCGCGTGCGATCTCTTCGGGCGTCGGCTCCTCAGCATCGGGATCACGCATGCCGGTAATGGACCGAATGCGACGCACCAGCTCGTCACGCTGCGGCACGTCCATGCCTTCGACGACAAGGTCGAGCATGACGAGCGCGACCTGCGGATTGACCGGGGCAAGCTGCGACAGGAGCGCGAGCAGCTCGTCGACCTGCGCCTGGCGGACAGATGCGCGCCAATCCTGCTCGCTGATGACATAGTCCGCCTTGGCGGCGATGATGTCATTCTCGGGCATGCCGTCGTTGACCGTCACATATTCAGGTGTGCCGCGCATGTTCGTGATGCGGAACGCCTTCTCCTCGGTCATGAACTGCTCGACCGTGGACAACTGCTTCTCGCCCTGCACCTGCGCAGCGAAGCGCAGATTGTCGAAGATGCCGGCGGTCGCCATCGCGCCCTGTTCCTGACGACGGCCGATCGCGATCCCGGAACTGGCATTGGTGCGCCGCCCGAGATTCTCGTCTGTGACGCCGCTCTGCTGCTGGATCATCACGATCGAGCGGCTCATGAGGTCGAGGTGCGCCGGCGCAAGCTCACGCTCGGCGTTAATGACAAGCTCCTTGCCCTGTTTCTTGACGATGATGGCATCGGGGCGGGCGACCTCTTCGGCGAATTCGTCGAGATCGGGTACGGCGCCCTCTTCCATGATCGTCTTGTTCGTCGACAGGATATGCAGAGCTTTGGTCGCGCGCTTGTTGATATCGCGCTGAATGTCCTTCATCCCGCGAACCATCCCGTAGGGCATGTTGTCGCGGCCGCGCCGGTAGCACCAGATCGGCGTGAAGGGGAAACGGTTGTGCCGGTAAGGGCTGGGCCCGACGTAGAGCAGCGCGTTCTCGGTCATGATGGCGACGTGCATGCGCATCATGGTGCGATTGATGAGCGTGGCGAGGCCCTCGTTGAGCTGACGCTGGTGCGGCGCGTAATCGGCGTCGAACACCTCGCCGCGGAAGTCACCGCCGCGCAGCGACTGCACCTGCACCGGCAGACGGAACCAGCATTCGATCGCGCGGAAGCGGTCGCGGTTCATCGCCAGGTTCTCGAGCGTGCCCTCCGCGATCGCGTCCTCAAGGCTGTCCATGGCATCATCGCCGAGCAGCCAGTCCGTGCCGAAAGCGCCGGCCTCGCGGCAGGCTTCGCGCAGATGGGCGCGGCGCTTGGGGAAGAGCGAGGCGCCGACGTCATAGTCGAGCCACTTCGACCGGAACATGTAACGGCCGTCGGACAGGTCATATTCCGTGGCGGCGCTGTCCCAGAGCATGTTGCGCCAGCTCTCGTAGCGCGAATAGATCGGCTCGCCGTCATCCTCGTCCTGGACGCCGTCCTCGAGCCAGCCGACGCCAACCTTCACCGTGTCCTCGAACGCGCGCGACCGATGGAACGGCGTGCGGTTCACGTCGGACAGATATTTGAGGATCTGCGTCTTGCGCTCGGCCGGCTTGCCCTCGGCCTTGCGGCGCGGCAGCACCTTGAAGTCGGTGCGGCTGCGCTTTTCCGTGCCCAGCACCCAGTTCACCGTCGTCGAGATGACATTGTAGACGAGCGGCTCCTGGCCGCGCTCGCGCAGTGTGGCCTTGTCGGCCTGCGTCCACTGTTCGTTGTCGTAGAAATCCTCGTCCTCGACCATCTCGGCGCGGTTGACCGCCTGGCGCTCCAGCTCGCGCTGGTAATAGCCGATGAGCTTGCGCTGCAGGGCGATGCTATGCGCGCTGTCGAGGTCCGACGTTCCACGGTTCGGCTTGACCGGCAGCATGTTGGTGCTGTCGGGATAGAGCCGCTCTTCGGGGTTCTCGCGTCGGACCTTGCCAAACGCGATGCTGTTGTCTTGGGGCGCGTCGTCAAACACGGTCAACTATCTCCGAATAGCGCTCCTTGCCGTCGCTGTCCCGGCGGATGGCATCAGCCACCACGACAGTTTCGAACGGAGCAGGGGGAATGGAGAGAAGATCGCCGATGTGTTCGCGGATGATCGACGTGATGCGGATGCAGGCCATTGGGTCGGGGTTGATGCGCAGGAACTCGCAGAACTGATAGGATGTGCGGGCACAATGGGCGCCATTGCCCAGCGCCTCGGACCAGATCCACGCGGCCTTTTGCGGCACGATGCACGGCGTCACGCGCTCGTGGCCCTCATAATGGGCCGGCACGATGACGAGGCACGGCTCCAGGTCGTTGCCGTACCAGGTGAGAAACACGGCGAGATCGCCACGCTGGTGACGTGCGTGATAGCGCGTGAGGTCGAGGGCGAATTCGCGTCGTGCCATGTTCAAGCTGCCATTGCTGAGGGGCGCCGCTTGCGGCTGGGCCGCGATCCGGCTGGAGTTGCGGGTTCGGACCAGCCCTGTGCGAACTGGCGGAAGGCGTCGGCGCCTTCGCTATTCTCATCATGCAGGGGCGTTGGCTTGAACACGCCGAGGCGGGCGTCGCGCTCCTTGCGATAGTTGGTCAGGCGCTGGAGGCCGAGCGCGCATGCATTCTCATCGAACCAGCACTCGCTGAACTTGGAGCGCGTGAGCTGGATGCCGACGGTGATGTCCTCGACGCGCGGCACGATCGTGAACGACCAGTGCGGGCGCATCTCCTGCAGCATCTCCTGCGCGGAGATATTGCGGCGCTTGAGCTGACGCTGATGCGTGGCGTCGTGCGGGAGATGGTGTGTGCCCCAGAGGTAGCCGAGTTTCTCGAGCTCGAGGATATAGTGCTCGAAGGGCTGTTCGTGATCTTCGATATAGCCGATGAACCGATGCTCCAGCCCGACCTTCTGCATGAGCCAGATCGCGGTGCCATCGCGCTTGCCGATGTCCCAGAAGGTGTGAACCGGGACGTTGGAGACGTGAGGGACGTTGCCGATGCGGCCGGTGCGGCGCGCGTTGGAGAGCTGCACCGCATAATAGCTGCCCTCCATCGACCGCTGGAAGGCTTCCTTCGATGTGGACGGATATTCCTGCCACATCTTCTCGCTGTCACCGGACATGTCGCTGTCACGCGTCGCGATCCACCATGCACGCTGGCGCATGCTGAGCTCGGTGTCGCACTGGGCTTCGATGACGTCGAAATACTCGTGCTCTTTGGCGGTGATGACGATCCCTGTCGGGTCCATCTGATATTCGGGGTTCTCCCACCAGGCGTAGAAATGGAAGCGCCAGTCGCGATTGTGTAGCTGCCGGCCCGTCTCGGCGATCGCCTCTGCCTTCACGCTCTTGTCGTGAAAGTCTCCACCTTGCCCTTCAGCCGTGCTTTCGATGACGGCGATACCGTTGAGCGGGACAGCGGGAAGCGACCCGGTGACGACTTCGCGGGCCTTCTCGGGATATTTGACGCAGATCTTGCCATATTCGGAGATGAGCAGGCGGTCGATCGTGCCCGAGCGCATCGACGTTGCGACGCGAATGGAGCTGTTGTTGTGCGCGAACAGCAATTCGATGGCGCTGTTCTTCTTGAGCGGCATCTCGGCACGAAGCCAGTCGGGCAGGTTCTCGTAAGCGAACTTGACCTTGTCGCGGAAGATGGTCGCCGCCGCCTCGCGATCATGGGCGATGATGCCGCAACGCTGGTTCGGGTTCCACAAGGCATGGTCGAGCCAGAGGATCGAGATCAGAGTCGTGAAGCCCAACTGGCGGGCCTTGAGGATCAGATTGCGAAACCAGAGGCGACGGATAAAGCGCTTCTGCGCACGATTGGGACGGAAGGGGACGACCTTCAGGCCGTCTTCCAACGTCTCGTCCTTGATCATGATCTTGTAGAGCTGGCCCGAGCAGATGCGCCACATCGGATCGGCGAGGCAGTCCCTGAGTTCCTCCGCGTCGCTCGGCACAAAGTTGTGATCGATCTTGCTCATTCGCCGTCACCCTCGTCGCTGGCGACGGGCGAAAGGGCGCTACGCACGCCCTGCATTTCTTTCACGACCATCGTGATCGGGTTATCTGGCGTGCCGAGCTGCGCCGGCTCCTTCTTCCAGCCCATGAGGTTGACGATGCTGTCGAGCGCGTCCTTCTTGCGCTGGTACTTGATCTTGACCGTGCGGCCGACGGCGAGCGTCTTGGCGTGCTGACGCTTCAGCTTCCCGCCATGCGCCTGGTCCTCCATCTCGACGTCGGGATCGTCGCCGATGAACTCTTCCTCGACGTCGTAGCCGGTTAGGGCGGCGGCCTCGGCGTCACCCAGCTCGGTCGGCAGCTTGAGTGTGCCGTCCTCATTGTAGAATTTGCGCGGGTCGAAGAAGGCGAGCTTCGCATATTCTTCGAGCACGCGCTCGCGTGTGACCTCGAACTTGGCGGCGTCGCGCGCACGGAGCTCGGCGATCGCGGCCTTGATGGCTGGTTGCTTGAGCAGGCGAGCGGCGGCGGTGCGGGCGGCCTGGCCTGTCGCCTGATAACCGGCACGCGCATATGCGGCGGTGGCGTTGTGCGGCGTCTCGGCCAGATACTCGTGAACGAACCTCTCCTGTTGCATGGAGAGGCGTTGCGTTGCCGCATTCTTCGGCCGCCCTTTCCGGGAAGCCTTCCTTGGCTTTTGTCCCTGTGTCATGCGCCCGCCGCCTTTGTCTTCGCCGCGAATCTCGCGCGTCTGGCGTGGGGTTGGCAAGCATTATCAGTATGATGCTGCTCAAAGTTCAGATTAAATCTAGCTAATCGACGCTAAGATGTTGATTTTCAATGTTTGTGGGGCGTTGCCTGGGTGCTGCTGTGTTAGCAGGAATTGCCCGTGGTTTTTGGGTAGCGCGTGGTGGCGTAACATCGCGGGGCGTGATGTGAACATGATGAGCCGGTTTGATCCCGCGATCGAAGCGACCCATCTCCATTTCGCCGCAGCTCCAGCAGATGCGAGGGCAGGGCGCTTCGTCGTCCGGCTCGCGCGCGCCGCAAAGGCACGCGCGCTCAATCAATGACTATGTCTCTGAGATCGGTGTTCACGACGCGGCGGAAGTGCGAACGACGGCCCGCCTCTTCCCGCTCGATGCGATCGGCCAGGGCGATCAGCTCGTGCGCCTTGTCCTCGTAGCAGCTGGCGCGGATCAGTGCGTCATTCGCCCCCTGGCGTTCTGACGTGGCGTCGGCCATGGCGCGATCGGCGAGCGCGCGGATTTCTTCGGCGGGTGTCATGCTGGCGGCCTTTCGTGATGGAAGCGGAGTTCAGCATCCGGGCCCAGCACGGCGTGCATGGCACGGGCGATGTCGTTGGCGAAATTGTCGCGCTGGTAGTTCGAAGCGAAGGCGCTGATCGCCACGAGTGTGAGCTTGTCGCCCTGCACGTCGAGCCGGGACGGCGCGATCCACTGGTCATAAACCTGATCGCCGAGCAGCTTGCGGATGCCATCGCGGATCTTGCGGGCACCGGCGTTTTCGCGACTGGTGTCGTGGATACGCAGCGGTCCGGCTGGGGCGGTCGCTGGCGATTTGGGCGCTGTGACCTTCACGCCGGCCCTGGCATCGCGCAGCACACGGCCCGTGATCTCGTTGATCCGATTGTACCAGGCGCGGTTCCAGTCGCTTTTGCGAGATCCTGCTCGGCTCTCGCCAAGCCAGAAGCTGTGGAACGCCTCGGCCTCGGCCTCGTACGCACCGGCCGGCCATTGCGATGCCTTGGCCTTCGCAGACGGCGGCAGGTCAGCGATCGATGGAGGCGACCAATCCTCGGGAATGCGTGACCCCCGATTTCTCTTCGAACCAGTCCCTCCCGCCCCCTCGGGGGGGCTAGAGCCGTTAGGCTCTAAGGGGGAATCTGGTTTATATAATGGTTTGGGTGCACGTCGTGCGGGGGTTGGCGCACCAGATGCACCGGTGCATTTCGTGCGGGGGTGCATTTCGTGCGGGGGTTTGGCGCCCGAAAGGGGTTGAGAACAGGTGCCATTTTCTCCTGCAACCGGTGTATCTGGTGCGGGGGTGCATTTCGTGCGGGGGTGAAGCGTGTACATGACGCCGCGTCCGGGGCGCTCGTCGCGCGTGACATGGCCGGCAGTTTCAAGACTGCGCAGGCAGTTCTGGACTGCGCGCTCGCTCAGCGACGTCTTCTTCATGATGCTGCGCTTGTCAGCACGTCCCTTGATCGGGATCCACGTGACGCCGTCATCATTCGCGGAGTCCGCAAGGACGAGCAGCACATAGCGCTCGGTGGTTGAGAGATGATCCATGTCGACGCCCAGGACGACGTTCATCAGCCGGATGCTCATCAGACGTCCTTGATCGTCCAACCGCCGCCCTTGGCCGGGAAAGCGTATTGGAACAGGAAGGGATATTGATCGGCGGCGACGCGCATCTTTACGCGCGCGTCCTCCTGGACGACGGCCGCGCCGCCCTTGACGTCGATCATCGTCAGTACGCCGCCGGCTGGCAGCACGGCATAGTCGACGGTGAGGAAGGTGTTGTCCGCGAGGCGCATCTTTATGCCCTCGAACCGATACCATGATATTTCACCAGCAAGCAGGAGCGGCCGGAGATATTCGTCCTCGAACCGCTGCTCGGTCTGGTTCTTCTCGCCCACCTTCATGCGGCCGAGCGCGAAGAGCCGATCCTTGCCGTTTTTGGCGGTAGGCTCTTTCTTCGGGGGCAATCTACCCTCTGCAATGAGGCGCGCCTCCAGACGGGAGCGCATAGTTTTGCGTGTCACGTCGCTGCACCCTCGCGTTTCTCGCGGGCGGCCTTGTTCTCGAACAGCACCTTCCCGTCGCCCGTCGAGAGCGTCATGGGCAGTGCATTTCCGTCGAGGGACTGCGCCGCTGCCACCATGGCCGCGCCCACGCGATCCTTGAGCGAGCCGGTATTCGCCTCTCCGCCAGGCGCCACGAGCACGTCACGTTTGCCGACATGATTGGGCGGCCCGACGACGCCGCGCTTCTCGAGATCCTCGATCAGCTTGGCGGCACGGTTGTAGCCGATGCGCATCTGTCGCTGGAGCCAGGACGCGGAAGCGTTCTGATGATCGACCACGAGATTGAGCGCCGTCATGAACAGTTCGTCAGCGCTGGCGCTGGGCGAGGGGGCAGGTGTGGACGGATCGGGTCGGCCGTCATGGCCGTCGAACATGGTGGGCGCGCTGTCGTCGCGGAAGCTGTCCATACCCAGCGCCGCCATATAGGTCTGGAGCACGGCTTCCATCTCGCGGCGATCGTGTGGCTGCATCTTCCGCAGGCGGATGATCTGCCGCATCATCTTGGGGTCGTAACCGGTTGCCTTGGCTTCCAGATAGACGTCCTTGATGTCGTCGCCGATGCCCTTCTTCTCCTCTTCCAGCCGCTCGATACGCTCGATCAGGAGGCGCAGTTGGTCGGCTGCTATGTTGCCTTCGGACATTATGGGCTCCCGTTATCGGGCGCGATGCCGCAGCGCGCGAACTTGCTTCGCACTGACGCGGTAGGCGCTGTTGGAGACGCGGCGGGCGATATGCTCGTCGCACGGAAAGATAGGCAGCATCTGGCGCACTGCATCGCGAGTGAAGGGGCAACGGATCATGCGTCCGCTCCCGTCTTCACGGGCTTATGCACGACGAGATCGATCAGCGCCTTGAACTCTGTCGAGCATTCCTCGGCGTCTGGCTGCACCTTGCGGAAGGCCTCGGCGCGGTAATAGGAGAGCCAGGGTTGCAGCTGCAGCCCCCAGACCGGCTCGTTCGTCTTTTTCAGATGACCATCGATTACGGCGGTGACGCGGTGGATTGAGCCGTATGTCGGTCCGATCCCGCCGGTCCAGCCGCCATCCATGATGCACGCGGCGAGGTCGCCTACACGCCAATCCTCGTTGATCGGCGGCAATTGTCCTGTCGGGCGCTTCTTGCGCCTGAAGGGCCAGATCATGCGGCGTCCCTCCCGTCTTCTCGATATGCGTCGGTGACCCGCTCCACGGCGGTGCGGAAATGCTTTTCGTTCCACTCGATGCCAGTGAACTGTTTGCCCGCGCGCATCGCGGCGACGCCGGTCGAGCCGGTGCCCATGAACGGATCACAAATTGTCCGGCCGCCCACATTCTTCACGATCTTCGACATCACCGCGTCGGGCTTCACCGTGGGGTGGCCGTAGAGTTTCGAGGGCTGCGACCCGGCGCTGATCCAGCGGTGCATGTCGTGATGATCGCCGACAGGCGGGAACTCGCGGTTCCACGCGTGAATGTAGGGCTCGGTGTCAGCCAGATAATGCTTGTTCCGATGCGGCGACGGGTTCGGTTTCGCCCAGAAATTGACGACGCAGCGATGGAAGCTGCCATTGAGATAGGGCAGCAGCTCGGGCAGCTGGTCGTTGTGGCAGAAGCTGACGACGGCGCCGCACATCAGTGGGTTGATGATCGTATGATCAAAGCCCTGGTCGAGCCCTTCCTCCACGATCTGGTCGCTGGCGCCGCGCGCTGCGCGAAACGCCCCGCCGCCCGAGTTGTCGAACTCATATTGCGGGTCCATCACCAGCACGTCGAACCAGCCGAGCGTAGGCAGCAGCGCGTAGGCGTCGGCCAGGTACAGCGTGGCGTCGCCGATATGGACGGTGGCGCGGGCGATCATTGCGCCTCGCTCTCAGCCTTGAGAATCTCGTCGTCGTGACGGTCGATGCGAAGCACCGTGAACAGGCCGCCCACGCCAATGCCGATTGTGAAAGCGACAGCGCTACATGCCAGCGAAATGAAGAAGGTGCCCATTTCCACTCTCCCCGGAAGGACAAAAATAAAACGAAACGGCTTGGCAGGTGTCAGACCGAAGTGTTAGCTGGTGCAGCAATCAAGCGGCGGGCCAGTGTTCCGCCCTGTTCTGAGGTTCTGCATGCGTATCACTGCGTCACGTCCAGTCTTGAAGACCGCCAAGTAGACGCAGGAACCCTCCCGCCTGTGGCTTCATCTATGGCCAAGGCTAGATCCAGGCCGGGCCGCAAAGTGCCGCTGATCAAACGCGAAATTGTAGCTGGCGTCGTGCGGACACGCTCCGCGAACTCTGCCTGCGTTTGATTTTCGGCTTCGAGATAGGACTTGAGCATGATGCTCAATATTACGCATTGCGAAAGTTTGCGCAACAATCAGCTTTCGTATGGCGGCATGGTGCCGCCTAAGCCTGTCGGCGACGATAGGCGCATGGAACGAAAAGGGCTCAAATCGGCGCGCAAGCGAGCGAATCTCACTCAGGAAGCCGTCGCGGAGGCGATGGGGGTTTCCGTGCCTCAGGTGTCGCGCTGGGAGAACGGAAAGGATGGCATTCCCAGTCAGCGGCTTCAGGCGCTGGCTGGAGCTTACCGGGCTTCCTTGGAAGAGCTGCTGGGCGCTGACGAGGTTGAGCAGCTTCCCATTGTCATGGTCGAGCAGTTGCCGACTACGGTTGGCGCCGGTGGCGGCGGGCTTGGCGTGGGCGACTATAAGTCGGTGCCGGTTGCGCGAGTGCTTGTGGAGCACGAGTTGCGCGTGGTGCCGGATGATCTGCTGTCCGTAGAGGTTGAGGGCGACAGTATGGTTCCTGAGTTTTTGCCTGGCGACCAACTACTCATCAACAAGCGTAAGGTGTCATTGTCGCAGCCGGGGGCGTTTTGCCTCTGGGATGGCGACGGGTATGTCATAAAATATTTGGAGAAGGTGTATGACACCGATCCCCAGCGTATCCGGGTGATGAGCAGGAATGATCGCTACCAGCCGGTCGAGAGGCTCGCCGAAGAGGTCCGTATTATGGGTCGCGTCGTCTGGGTTGGCCGGCGAGTAGGCTAAATGGAGGTTGGCCGATGAAGTGGTTTGTGTTGGCTGGGTTGGTGATGATTGCCCTGTGGCTGCTTTCCCGCCGCAAGAAGCGGAATTCTTTTGCGCTGATAGATGATGCAAAGCCATGGTTCGAACTCGTCGGCCTCGATTTCTCCAAGGCTATGTTCAATGTCCACCAAGGTGCGCCGGTGCGGACGAATGGCGCCATTCCGATTGTAGGGTTAGCGCCAAATTCGAATGGTGATTTGCAAGGTTTTGTTATCGAGGTCGCGCCCGGTTCTGGCGTTGTGCTCGGCGAATTCATCTCTCGTCGGGCGTCGATGCAGGACAAGGTAGTTGCTCAAACGCTGAAGCTTCAGCGGTCGCCCGTGGCCCTGTTCGATACTCTCGTATCCATGGACTGACGCAAAAGTTTCGCATTGCGTAATTTTGCTCTTGCGCAAAGTTTCGTAATGCGTAAATTCCTTCCCGTAACAACCGGGAGGGACGAATGTCGTCGCACACTGCATCTACCGCATTCTGCACCGCGCCGTCGCCCTTTGGGGCGCTGGCGTCGGTACCCGTCCGCAACGCGACGGACACGGCCGCGCTCGACCGGCTTGATCATCTTTGGCAGCATGTCGTGTCGTTCGGCGACGTGTCGGATGCTGCGACCTTCTCGTCCTTCAGCACGGCCTATCGCCTGCTCGAGGCGCAGGCGCTGCGCTTCGGCATGCCCGAGGACTGCGACGACGCCGCTGACTGGGCGGAGCAGTTCCTCACGCGCGTCGCTGCCTCGCCGGCCTTCACGCCTGGCACGGCCGAGTATCGCGCCCGCCTGATCTCGCGCATCTGGCACAAACAGCTGTGGCACGAAGTCGTGATGGTCGCGGCTGGCGTGATCTCGATTGGCCTGCTCTTCTTTGCCATCGCCCGGAGCTTCGCGTCGTGGGCGCTGTAAAGACCGCCCTTGCTGACCAGCCGATCGTCCTTGGCGGCGGGGCGGTGGCGACGTTGCTCGCGCGTGCGCTTGATCGCGTGATGAGCGTGACGATCGACGCGCAGACGGCATCGGGCGAGGAACTGTCCCTCGCGCAGGCCGGCGCACGTGAACAGGCGCTTGAAGCCCTGGAAGCGTGGAGCGCCAGCCGTGGTTGACCTCTCCGCCCTGCAAGCGCCGTTCGCGCCCAATGAGCATAGCTGGCGTGCTCAGCAGGTGTCCCGTGACGGCCGCCGCGCGATGGCGCTGTGCTATATCACGTCGCGCTCGGTGCAGAACCGGCTGGACGATGTGTGCGGCCCTGCAGGGTGGGAGAGCAGCTTTTCCGAGACGGCGGCGGGCCGTGTGATCGCGACCATTGCGATCGACATGGGCACGCGCTGGGTGTCGAAGAGCGACGGCGCGGGCGCGACGGCGATGGAAGGCGAAAAGGGCGGGCTTTCGGGCGCGTTCAAGCGTGCCGCCGTCATGTGGGGCATCGGACGCTACCTCTATGAGCTGCCGGCTGTCTGGGCCGAGTGTGAGAGCTACGAGCGCAACGGCAAGCATGTGTGGAAGTGCTGGACCGGCGCAGGAATCGGCGAACTGGAGCGCGCGCTGCGCAATCTGTTCGATCGCATGAATAACCAGCCGACGGGAGAGCCCGTTCGGGTCGCAGGGCGGCGGGCGCAGGAATTGCTCCCGCCGCCCAATAACCCCGGCATCGGCCTGGCGCCGGCGTTCCGCCAGCCGCTCGTGGTCAAGGACCTGATCGAAGGCTTGCCGAAGGCGATGCTCGACGGACGGGCGGAGCAGTTCTGGACGAAGCACTGGCGCGACGTACCCGAGATGTGGCGCCCGTTCGTCATGGCGGAGCGTGATCGCCTGAAACACGAGGCAGGGCTGTGATCGCCCGGCCGCGCGGCAAGGAGCTCGAGCCGCTCCCGCGGAAAGGGCGTGATCATTGGGGTCAGGTCCATGTCGCCGCCGATCAGCGCAAGCCGCTGCCGCGCATCATCCCCCAGTCGCAGAGGAAGCGCTGATGTCATCCAATATTCACCTCGCGCGACCGGTCATGACCTTGATGCGCTGTGAGACGGTCAAGCCGATGGTTCTTGAGCGCCTGTCTTCGAGCGGGATCGAAGATGACGCGGGCGCTGCCGGTGTCGGCGTTGATGTCGTCGACGGTGAGCCGATGCTGTTCGTGTCGCTGCACACCGGCGAGCGCGAGGCGCTGTTCGCCCGCTTCGACCTGGACGGCGCGCAGGCCTTTGTTGGCCTGCTGATCCGCACGCTTGGTGACTTTGCCCGCAACGGCGGTGGCGCGCCTGCGGAGCACATGAATTGACGAGCCCCCAAAGCCTCGGACGCCACGCTCGCGGCGTCACCTACCCCCCAATAGCTGGGCCGGCCGTCGAGGCCGGTCGGTCCAGCACCCTCGCTAGCAATAGGACGGCGGCATAATGGCGCAGGCATATCCCCTTGCATGGCCGATCGGCATCCCGCGCAAGCCCGCAATGGCTCGCAGCGCGTCGCAGTTCAAGACGGGGCTCGACCCCGCGCTCAAGAACGTAAGCAATTCGCTGCGCCGCTTTGGAGATGCGACCGGCAAGGCAGTCAGCAACGTCGTCATCTCGACTAACTACACGCTGGGCGATCGGAGCCCGCGTGATCCTGGCGTCGCAGTCTGGTTCCTGTGGGATGGTAGCGAGCGCTGCATCGCCGTCGATCGATATCCGAAGATAGAACACAACCTGCAGGCGATCCACCACGTGCTTGAGGCGCGGATCGTTGAGGCACGTCATGGCGGCCTGCAGATCGTGCGCCAGACCTTTACCGGGTTCGTCGCGCTGCCGTCGCCCGAGATGTTCGGGGACAAGACGCCTGGCCAGCTGCTCGGGCTCGATGTGCCTGGACGGATCTACACCCGCGACGAGATCGTCGCTGCGCACCGCGAGCTCGCGAAAACGGCCCATCCCGATCGGGCGGGCGAAGGCAGTGACATGGCGGTGCTGAACGCCGCGCGTGACGCCATGCTGAAGGGATTGCCGCTATGACCTCTGCCATTGACCAGCATGTGCTGTCCGGCGTGATCGAGCTGGCCGAAGAGGCGCTGGATACGAAGGTGGGTCTCGGCTCGATCCGGCAGATCGATCGCGATGACC